AAGAGACTGCATTTAACCTAGACCTTATCAAAGATGAGGATGGCGTTAAGCAATTCATTGAGGCAGCTGCTCGTAACGTAGGCGCAGATAAGTTACAGAAAATCAGTTACAAAGAAGTAGCTGCTAAGGCTGCTGAAGATGGATACGATGAGGCTTTTTTAGCTCGCATCATTGATCCTAACGCTCCTACTCTTGCAGACCCTACACAGGCTTACAAGATGCTATTGGCTATTACCGATGCTGGTAAAAGAGCCTTTGACTTAGGTGAGCAAATAAAGTTAGCTAAGGCTGATGGTACTTTGACTCCTGAGTTGGCCAGTCAATTCCAACAAGCTATTGCTTTAGAGAACGTATTAGTTAAGGCATCTCGTGGCAGACAAGCTGATATTGCTAGAACGCTAGGTATCTTCTCTCAAGCTCGTGAGTCATCTGCTATGCGTGGCCAGATGCTAGAGGGGTTGATGACCGAGGCTGGTGGCATTGAATCAGTATTTGATATGGCTAATAAGTACACAGCCCTAGACTCACGTGCTGCTAGAGCTAACCTATCTGCTGATATGTTTGCCAATGGATTGGTTAAGACTAAAGATATTTGGATGAGTACATGGATTAACGGCTTATTGTCTAGCCCAGTTACTCATGCCAAGAACATTGCTGGCAATACATTCTTTGGTGCGTATCAGATTCCTGAGAGAGCCTTGGCATCTGCCATTGGTTCTGCTCGTAACCTGTTATTCAAGGGTGGTGAGGCTGGCATTAAGATGAATGAAGTGCAAGCTGGAGCCATTGGATTACTACAGGGTATCCGTGAAGGTGGTGAGATATCTATTACTGCTTTTAAAAAGAATCAGCCTACAGATCCATTTTCTAAGATTGAAGATGTGCGTGTAGGAAGAGATGCTTTTGATATTGACTTTGGTGACAACGAGACAGCTAAGGCTATGTCTGGTGCCTTACGCTATTGGGGTAAATTTGTAACCTTGCCAGGTCGTGCATTAATGGCTGAAGATGAATTCTTTAAAGCCGTAGGTTATCGTATGGAATTGAACTCTCTAGCAGTTAGAGAAGGCAATACAATGTACGACAACTTGATTCGTTCTGGTATTGCTCCTGATAATGCCTCAAAACAATCTGCTGAGTTGGTAGCTGAATTATTATCTAACCCTACTCCTGATATTGACGAGGCAGCAAAAGCAGTATCTCGTACTGTAACCTTTACTCGTGAGCTAGAGACAGGCATTTTAAGTAATATGCAGAGAGTGGCTCAGAATCCATTGGTTAAGATATTTGTACCGTTTATTAAGACTCCTACTAATATTGCTTTGGAAACTATGTCTCGTACCCCAGGCTTGAACTTTGCCTCTCCTAGATTTTGGGGTGACTACAATGCTGGTGGAATCCGTAGGGATCAGGCAATGGCTCGTGTGACTTTGGGTGGTAGCTTGATTTACGCAGCTGGCGGTTATTCCTTAGAGGGTCGCTTAACTGGTTATGGCCCAATGCGTACAGAAGATAAGAAAGCTTTAGAGGGTAGTGGTTGGCAACAATTCTCTGCCGTATTTGATAAGGCTGACGTAAGTCCAGAGACTTTGGCTGAGTTTGAGAAGATTACCTCTGTGAAGTATGGACCTGATAAGGTATATGTAAGCTACGCTGGTATGGAGCCATTGGCTACATTGTTAGCCATTGCCTCTACATCTGCTGAGTATTCTATGATGACTCCAGGCGGTACAGATACAGAGAAGATTGCTATGGGTGGTGCTTTAGGTATCTATCAGTACCTATCAGACCAGCCAATGCTGCAAGGCTTTGGTGAAATTACCAAAGTATTTAGCTCTGGTAAGAAAGATGCACCTGGAATTTTTGCTGATTTAATAAAAAAGATTGTTAAGCAGACTACTGAGTTTGCTGTTGGTGGCTCTCCATTGGGTGCACATAGTTCATTTGTGGCTATGGTTGAGCGTACTATGGATCCATCTAAGTCTAATACGATGCCTAGCGGTATGGCTATTTCAGCTACAGAACCAGCTACTCGTGGATTTTGGGAGGCAGTCAATTACTACAAGTCTCGTAACCCGTTGACCTCAGACAGCTTGCCTCGTGGTTTAGATCCTATTACTGGTGAAGTGCAGAAGGTTGGTAAGGGTAACTTGTATGAGGCAGTAAGCCCATTCAAGACATCTGACGGTAAGTTCTCCCCAGCTTATGCTACCTTGGTTGAGTACGGTGTACCAGCTTATCAGCCTAATCGCTCTATTGATGGGGTTGAATTATCAGCATCTCAGTACAACCGATGGATTGAGTTATCCACAGGTGACGGTGCATTGGCTGACCGTATTGCTGCTTATGGCAAGTCTGCTGATATTCAATCTATGGCTAATCGTGACTTGGCAAGTGTTCAAACCATGATTTCTAAGGAGATATCTGACTCCTATTCAATAGGTAAGAAGATGTTAATTCAAGAAGATGCAGATTTACGTGAGGCTTTAGACGATGTAGCAGAGGCTAAACGTGAGTATGGTAAATATAAACGCTAGATTTTTTAGTGAAAATCAATTAGATTCGGACAAACAGTAAGGAATTAAAATGGCTGATTACGCAATATCCAACGTAGCTCGTAGAGTGGTCTATGCCGCAAGTGGCGTAGGACCTTATGCCTTTACGTTTGAAATCTTATCTCAAACAGATATCGCAGTCTATAAGGCCAGTACTTTACTGACTTTGACTACGGATTATACGGTAACTATCAACGCTAACGGTACAGGATCTGTAACCCTAGTGGCTACAGCTGGTACTTCTAACATCACGATTGTTGGTGCTAAGAATATTCAGCGTACCTCAGACTTTACAACTGGTGGTGACTTGTTCGCTAACACGTTGAATGATGAGCTAGATAACCAGACCATCTTTATTCAGCAAGTAGCTGAGACAGCAGAGCGTGGACTCAAGGCTCCAGTAACGGATCCTACAGATATCGCTATGACATTGCCAGCCAAAGATGGCCGTAAAGGTAAGGTTCTAGCGTTTGACTCTACAACTGGTAACCCTGTAGCTGGCCCAGCTTTAGATGCTGTAACTACTGTTATTGACCAATCAACCAATATTAATACTGTAGCTACAAACATAGCAAGTGTTAATACAGTTGCTACTAACATAGCTAACGTCAATACAGTAGCTGGCGTATCCTCTGGTGTAACGACAGTAGCCACTAACATAGCTAACGTTAACGCAGTTGGATCTGATTTACTTGAGGCTGTATCAGAGATTAATACAGTTGCTGTAGATATTGCCAACGTTAATACTGTTGGAACTAACATTAGTAACGTCAACACAGTTGCTGGTATTAGTGCCAATGTAACCTCTGTGGCTGGTAATTCAACCAACATCAATACAGTAGCTGGTGTGTCAGGTAACGTAACGACAGTTGCTGGTATATCTGCTAACGTTACTACAGTAGCTGGGATATCAGCCAATGTAACAACTGTGGCTGGCATCAATGCGGCAGTATCAACAGTAGCCACAAACAATGCCAATGTCTCAACAGTAGCTACAAACATTGCATCTGTTAATACTAACGCTACAAATATTGTTGCTATTCAAAACGCATCTACTAACGCTACTAATGCGGCGGCATCTGCGGTATCTGCTGGTAATGCCCAGACTGCGGCAGAGGCGGCTAGAGATGCAACATTAACAGCATACGATAACTTTGATGATAGATATCTAGGTAGCAAGACTAGCAACCCTACATTAGATAACGATGGCAACGCTTTGGTAGCTGGCTCTTTGTACTTCAACTCTGTATCTGGAGCAATGCAAGTTTATACAGGGTCTGCTTGGGTGGCCGCCTATGTATCTGGTACAGGATTTTTAGCAACTGCTAATAATTTATCAGATGTGGCAAGCACATCTAGCGCTAGAACTAATTTAGGGTTAGTTATTGGTACAGACGTTTTAGCACCAGCTGGTTCTGGAGCATCTTTAACAGCACTTAACGCCTCTAATATTTCTAGTGGAACTTTAGCTTTGGCTAGAGGTGGTACAGGCGAAACAACACGCCAAGCCGCTATGGATGCTTTAGCTGGTGCAGTTACTAGCGGTCAATACTTACGTGGAAATGGTACAGATGTTGTTATGTCTGCAATCCAATCTGGTGATGTACCAACACTTAACCAAAATACAACTGGTTCAGCCGCAACATTTACAAGCACTACTCAAAACTCACAATTTAATTCAGTTGGTGTAGGTACAGCTGGTTCAGCTACAGCTGGTGAGATTCGTGCAACCAATAATATTACTGCTTACTATTCTTCAGATGCCCGTTTAAAAGAAAATGTTAAAGATGTTAGCAATGCTTTAGAAAAAGTATGTGCAATTGGATCTAAAGAGTTTGATTGGACAGATGAATATATATCAGCACATGGTGGCGAAGATGGTTACTTTGTTCAAAAGTCTGACTTTGGTGTGATTGCCCAGGATGTACAAGCTGTATTCCCTCAAGCAGTTAGAACTCGTGAAGATGGCACGTTAGCAGTTGATTATGAAAAACTTGCTACATTATCTTTTGGTGCTATTAAAGAACTTGTTAAGCGTGTTGAGGTATTGGAGAATAAATAATGACAACTCCAGCGGGACAAATATCCCTAAATGATGTCAATGTTGAATTAACATTATCAGGAACAACCACAATTCAAATGAACCAAGCTAACGTGCGTACGCTGGCTGGTGTAGGTGGTTCTGGTACTGTTATAACAATGCAAAATTTACAAAGCAAAACTTACCGAGTTGCTATTAGTCATACGTTTTCTTCTAATACAGCTAATGCAACATTAAACTTATCTTCAATTAGTGGTTATGTATCAGGTAAATCTGACATTACCGTAACTATTAATTCTGGTGTTTATTTATATTCAACATCAACTGGTGGGTATGGTTTAAATATTTCTGGTGCTACAACAGGCGATACGTTAACCATCGTAAACAATGGATTTATTCTTGGTCAAGGTGGTACTGGCGGGACTTCAACTGCGGGAAATAGTGGTGGCCCAGCATTAAACCTTGGCTTTGGAATGTCAGCGTGTACTATTAACAACACAAACGCATCTGCTTATATTGCTGGCGGTGGTGGCGGTGGCGGTGGAGCCAGCTCAGGAAGTGCATCAGGTGGTGGCGGTGGCTCAGGTGGTGGAGTAGGTGGAGCTGGTGGCGGTACTGGTGGTGCTGGCGGTGGAGTAGGTGCTAGTGGTTCAAACGGAACAGTATACAGCGGTGGCGGAGGCGGTAGAATACTTCCAGGCTCAGGCGGTGCGGGAGGGTCTGCTACTAAAGGTAATGGTGATTTTGGTAGGGGTGGTGGTTCAGGTGGTGGCGGTGGTTGCTACAGCAGTACAGGTAATTCTTCAGGTGGTGCAGGTGGTAGTGGAAATTCTGCTGGTTCTACATCTAGTACAGGGGGTGGCGGTGGTTGGGGTGCATCAGGCGGTACGGGTAATGGCGGCTCAGGTGGCTCAGGTGGCAAGGCAGTTAACCTAAACGGCAAAACACTCACTTGGACTTCAGGCAATACAACTCGTGTTTACGGTGCTGTAAGCTAATGAGATACGCAAGCAAAGTAAACTTCAAGCCTGAGTTGCCCTACATTAATAGGGCTAAAGTTGTTTTAGGTGAACACGCAAAATCTAGTGTAGATGCGGATGCTGTATTAATTCGTTATTACATACCTGAAAAGCAACAATCCATGATTAAAACAGCGTTACCAAAAACTCTGCAAGATACAACAATGTTTATTTGTCGCACCACTATTAATTTGGGTAACTTTGAAAACGACCTTAAGCCTCATGTACACACAGATGAGCAATGTGTTATTAATTATTATTTAACAACTAATGGTGAAGAAACTTCTTTTTTTGAAGGTGATGTTGAACCCGATGCTAATATTGCAATAGATAATGGAAACTTGTATTACATGGTTAATACAGAAAAATTGCAAAAGGTTGAAACATTCCAATCTAATACAGGTGAATCTTGGTTGTTATCTACAAGGCAACCACATCAAGTATTTTGCAAAACAGAACAGCACAAAGTTAGAGATATGGTTCAGATTTATTTTATGGATTTATCTTTTGATGAAGTAAGAAAACATTTTGAGGTAGCACAATGAGCCAATGGACTAATGAAGAAATAGATACATTCTTAAAAGATATAGGAATGTGCAAAGAAGGATATGATGCCATGAACGCCCTTGGTAATTATGGCTTAACTCTTGATGAGGCATCAGCTAATTTAAATGCAAGCGGATATCCAAAGTTTGCTGAATGGGTATTAGAGCAAAAGAAAACAGAAGCGTATGTAAGATTTAATGGAAAGGTTATAACTATGGGTGCTTATCAAGTATTTAATCCACTAACGGGTGTTCATACAAAATATGAAACTGAGGCAGAGGCAAAACAAGCATTAATTGTAATTGCACAGGAAATATTAAACCAACACTCTCCAACGGTAGTTAGAGAATTAACTAATGAAAATGGTGATTCCGCTTGGATTGCAACAGAATTGCATAAACAATTAACAGTTATATAATAAGACTAAATATCTTCAAGGCTAATAATGAACGACAAGAACTTACCATTAACTGATGAGCAGATTGAAGTCATTGTTGAACGAGTAACTGAAAGAGTTATTGACAATGTATATATTTCAGTCGGCAGAGGTGTTGTCAAGAAAACCTTTTATATTATTGGTATAGGGGTTCTTGCCCTTGTAACTTGGTTAGCTGGTAACGGTCATTTTAAATGAAATCCATTGCATACCTGTTAGTTGGAGTGCTTATTGGTGGATCTATTGCAGTAGCAATGGCTCAACCAATTATCACAGACTCAACCAGCAGAGCAGAGACCACAGTTAAGTCTCCTCCTCCATCTGCTATCTCTCCTAACATCACAACAATTAATAACATCATGTGTACTAGCGGTGTATCTGCCGCGATACAGACTCAGATATTTGGATTCTCTACAGGCACAACCTTTGTAGATATGAACTGTGAAACAATCCTTTTATCTAGAGAACTCTCTGCACTACAGATGAAGGTACCAGCTACAGCTCTCCTATGCTTTGATGCTAGAGTATGGTGGGCTATGTGGGATGGCGGTGTGCCATGTCCAATAGAGGGAAAGATTAACGTAGATGCCAAGAACCATTGGCTCGCTAATCCCAGTCTAATTCCTAGCAGACCTAAAATAAAATGAAATGGCTAGTAGCCTTACTAGCCTGTATCGGGGTAGCCCAGGCTCAAGTCATTCAGCACCAGATATCGGATGATGGCTATGCTAGAGTCCCTCTCCAGTTTCCATTCCCTTACAATGGCCGTGTCTTTACTGAGTCTTATATGTTTAGTAACGGTGTTGTTGGCTTTCTCAACCCTAGTAATAGTTGGTGTTGTACAGGATTTGACCTAACAATAAACCGAGGCAGTCCTTTTGACTTTGCCATTATGCCTTTACAGACTGACCTAGTTAACTATGGATTAGGCAGATTCCTAACTGAAGGCACCCCACAATTCCAAAGATATATTTGGGAGAACATCTCAGAGTTTGGTGTGCCTCAGAACCTCAATACCTTTGGCTTAGAGATTAAGCCGTCTGGCTTTATCGGTATGTACTATGAGCAGATTAACATCAGCCAAGGCAGACCAGTAACCATCGGAATGACTGGCGATACATCCCAAGGTCAGTTCACTCAGTACTATCACGGCTCAGGATTTATTGAAGGTGCTGGTCGCTCTTACGTCTATAACCATAATCCATGCTCTAGCAATCCATTACACAGTTCTACTTGCCCAGGTTACGCAGAGGCTTACTTTACCCAGCAATGCTCTATCAGTCCATTGTATGCGCCTGGTTGTCCTGGCTATGCTGATGCCTACTATGCGCAGCAATGCACCATCAACCCTATGTATGACCGTACTTGCCCAGGCTACCGTGAGGCTTATGCCCTAGCCAATGTGGTGCCATCTTCTAGAACTCAGACTACATCAACTACTGCTCCAAGCCTACAGGTCAACACGACAGGTCGGATAACCTTTGATACCCCAGTCGTATCTGATACGGTGGTCAACGAGGTAATTACTAGACCAGCTGCCACACCCACAGCAACAAACACAGCTAGAGCAAACGAGCCTGTAGCTCAATCTGCTCCAGCACCAACTGAAAGAAAGATGGAGACTAAGTCTGATGCCAAACAAGAGACCAAGCAGACAGTTAATCCACAGGTTAAGGCACCTGGCGGCAAAGCCATTCAGATGCCTACCATTGTGCAAACCCCTGTTAAGATTGAGCAAGTTCAACTCATTGATTTGTTAAGCAGAAAGATAGTTAACAGGCCAATGAATACAAACCCAAGAGCATATTACCTGATGACGATTGGTGGACAACGTACCCACGAGGATATGATAGATGAGCAATTTAGAAGATAAGAAACCAGACGATCCTAAACAATTTGAGTTTAGTGTTGGCGGTTACAAACTTAAATATTCCAATAAGCTATTGGCAATGTTAGTGACCATTACTCCAATTATTGGCGGTAGTCTGTGGGGTGCCTTTGAGGCAGTCAAGGGATATCAATCTATGCAAAAGAAGATTGATAGCTACGTGGCTCCAGACCTGTCAGAATTTGATAAGCGATTGGCTACCCTTGAGGAGTCAACGGCTAAGGTCAATGACTATACCCGTGATATCAAGAACGATATTAAGAACGATGTACGCAGACTTGAGAAGGTGGTTGAGCAAGTAGAGCGTGATAACAAACAGATGTCTCGTGAAGTTGACAAGGACTTACGTGAGATGCGTAAAGAGACTGAATTAAAAATCAAACGAGCAATAGATAACCCACTAACGTCTAAGGAGTAAGTATGTTCTCATTAATCTCAACGCTAGGCGGTTTGTTGGTCTCTGGCCTACCTAGTTTGCTAGGATTTTTTCAAGATAAATCTGACAAAAAGCATGAGCTAGAACTGGCTCAGATGCAGACTGACAGAGAGCTACAGATGATGGAGCGTGGTTTCATTGCTCAATCCAAAGTAGAAGAAATACGCACAGACCACATAATGATGGAGACTGATGCTGAGATGACCAAGGCTGCTTACGCTCACGATGCTAAGGTTCTTGAGAAAGCTGCTCCGTGGGCATCTACATTTGTAGCTACTGTTAGGCCTATAGTTACTTACTTGTTTGTTGCTGAGTTGTTTATTATTAATGTGGGTATTGGTGTTTACTTGTTTAACCACGCCACATTGATTACCAACGTGGATGACTTTCTCAAGGCAACTGAAATGATATTTAGCGAAGATGAGATGGCTATGCTGGGCGCTATCATTGGTTACTGGTTTGGCTCAAGAGGCTGGAGCAAGAAGTGAGGGTAAGCCCAAAATGTATTCAACAAATAAAGCAAGACGAGGGTGTTAGGAGTAAGCCGTACCAATGCCCAGCCTTGCTTTGGACTGTAGGAGTAGGCCATGTTATTGATCCACAACACGCTAAAGTTCCAATGGCTGATAGAAAACAGTTGCCTATTCCTCCAGGTTGGGATAGGGTTCTAAGTGCAGAAGAAATAGATGATATATTGCGTAAGGATTTAGCAAGGTTTGAGGCTGGGGTTTCAAGGTTAGTCAAGGTTGATTTAACCCAAGGTCAGTTTGATGCTTTGGTCTCATTCTCATTCAACGTAGGACTGGGTAACTTGCAGAACTCAACCCTCAGGATGAAGTTAAACCGAGGTGATTACGATGGCGCAGCAGAACAGTTTTTGGTATGGACTAAGGCTGGAGGCAAAGTATTGCCTGGCTTAGTTAAAAGAAGAACCCACGAACAAGAGATGTTTAATTCTTAAAACTGTAACAAATACTTAGGATACTAAGAGGATGAAATTAGTAACTCCACAAACTGTACAAGCGGTATATGAGATGTTGATTTGTCTGCCGCCATTCAGTCGGTGGAATCTACCTCCATCTAAACAAGTAGGGTTTGAGGTTCACAAAGACCCTACTTGCTTGGGTGAATATGAACCAGAACCCCATGTCATCAGAATTTCTGAGGCAAAGAACGGGCACCTGGATACAGTTGTAAAAACCGTAGCTCATGAGATTATCCACATGAGGCTATACCTAAAGGGCTGTAAGAACTGGGATGGCCACGATGCTAACTTTAATCAGCTGTCCCATAAGATTGCCATTACTTTAGGATTTGATCCCAAGGAGTTGTAATGGTTCAAGCATCTTGTAGTGAAGTAGAGTTTATAAGATTATTTAAAGAGTTAGGATCTCCCCAAGCAGTTGCTGGTTATCTGGGTATAAGCGTTAGGAATGTTTACCGTAGGAGAAGTGACCTAGCCAGCAAAGGTATTGTGCTAGAGACTACTAACATGAGTGGCAATACAGTCAAGTATGACAAAGAAGGCTTAAAGCAAAAGGTACAACAAAGGATTGCACAAGCCCATCACAATGTCCGCAGAGGCATCGCAATGGAAAAGGGTAGAGTGATTGTATTCTCTGATGCTCACATCATTCCTGGTTACGATACAACTGCATCAAGAGCTTTGATTGAGATGATTAAAGAATTCAAGCCAGAGGTGATTGTCTGTAATGGAGATGCTTTTGATGGCCAACGATTAAGCAGATTCCCACGCCTCGGATGGGAGCAAACCTATACCGTCAAGCAAGAGTTAGATGCCTGTGTTGAGTATCTGGCTGAGGTTGAGAACGCATCACGATTTAAGCAGAACCTGATATGGACTTTGGGAAACCACGATGCCAGATTTGAGTCTATGCTTGCTAACAGCTCCGCACATAACTATGAAGGCATCAAAGGGTTTACCCTTAAAGACCACTTTCCATTATGGCAATCTTGCTTTAGCTATTGGGTGAATGACAATACCCAGATTAAACATAGACACAAGGGTGGCTACAATGCTGGTAGAGCCAACGTTCAAGCGAGTTCGGTACATACTATAACTGGACACACCCACGTTCTAACTGTCCATCCGTTCACGACAATGAACCCAGCCTTTACTATGGGTACTATCTATGGAGTACAAACTGGATGCCTGGCTAATCCGTATGGCCAACAGTTCAGTTACATGGAGGACTCAGCTCGTGACCACAGATCGGGCTTTGCTATGTTGACCTATGAGAGAGGTCAGCTATTGCCGCCTGAGTTAGTACAAGTTTGGGATGAGGCTAATGGTGAGGTTACTTTCCGAGGCAAGATTTTGACTGTGTAAATATTTCCCGATAGGGAATAATCAGCCATTTTGTTTCTTATTCTGTAAAAAATTTACCGATAGGGAATAATGTTTCTTATTCTATACATTAAGTGCCTTTATGTAACATTTATGATACAAATAGTTTAAGTATCCCAGCCATGTATATGATGACTGCTACAAGCTCTACCAATAGCAAAGCATTGTCTCGGTATAGGTAGCCTTGGACTGTCCACAGAAAGCTCCCCACAAGCCCAAATAAGAGGTTTAAAGGGTATATGTTTAGGCTAGTCAGGGCTATACCTATCAAACAAAGTACAGTCCCTGACCATCTAATCATTTATTGACATCCCCAATGAAGTCCTCTGGGTAATCTAAGGTTGGCTTACCCATTGCAGAGCAGAACATCTCTATCTGCAATGCAATATCCTCCATGCTATCAGCAACAATGCTGGCCACGCCATAAGCGTAAGGCACTTGGTTTGTATCGTAGAACACTTCAACTAATTCAAGCTGCTCGCATCCACAGACATCAACCGTACTTACAATCCTATGATTCCACATGGCTGTCTCCTAGTTAGCATCAATTAAGGCTCTGCGTTTAGCAGTAAAAGCGTTCATGCCTGAGATTTGTACAGGGTTCATCTTGTCAATGATGTGCTTGTTAGTTCCGTGTAATTCCTCTAGCTTTTGACGTTTGGTATCCTTAGTCATTGCTTTAGATGTGGCTACCTTATCTGCCATTGCATTGTAAGCCTCAACCCACTCAGTCATACTCTCAAACAAGGTGTCATCCTTGCCTGGGATGCGCAGAGCTAATCTCAAGACTGGTTCTATGTTCTCAGGAAGTGTTGTATTTACGCTACTATCCACAATATTTTTTGCCTTATTTTCCAAAACACTTGCATCTGTCTTAGCAAAGTTCAATGGATTAGCCATCGGTGCTGGTCTACCCTTGCTTGCTGCGTTGCCATCGTCATCCTCTGGAGCGATGCCACAGGCTGCCATCAATGAGTAACGTCTAGCGTAGGTAAGAGCAGAGCCGTAGCCCTGTGGATCATTCTTTGCAGCTGGTACGTGGAGGATGCCACAGTTGATAGTCTCACCAGACTCATGGTAGAAAACAGTCTCTACTGATACGCCATCAGCGCATGGGTGGCAGTTCTGTACCAATGCAATGCCGTTGTTATTGAGAGCATCAATGACAGCCTTAACGCAAGCTGATAGGTCAGCGTACTTGGTTTTAAAGAAAGGATTGTTAGAGTCCTTTAGTGCTGGTGCAAAGTCTTTCTGAGCTTTGACCAATGCTGTTGCTATGTTTTTCATTTTAATTCCTTAATGGTTAATGTGATTTGACGTACTGTATACGCCTCTTTTTCTGGGACAATCCGAGCTACAGTTGCTTTGTATGTACGAGTTGGCCACGAGACCTGATACTTACCAGCAATGCCGTACTTATGATTTTTAAGAATCTCCATGAGTTGAGTCTGAGCTTGCTCGTTCTCTGTCTCCATCTTGGCGGCCTTGGCTTTGTTATTTTGGATGAGCTTGATTAACTCCTCAGCGTAGTCATCCATCTGTATTGGCTCCTCATCGTCTGCGTTGTTGTAGGTTCTAGCCGCATCCTTAGGGTTCTGTACTGGGTAATAGTCAATCTCCCCAGTATTTTTGAACCTGTCCAGTCTGTCTTGAAAGTCCTTGGATACTTTCTCAATGGTCATCAGGGTGTCTGGATGCAACGCAAAGACAAAGATACGCAACTCTGTACCCTTGTAAAGCGTAGCAATTGCACCCCATTGAGCCTTGTAGATAGCCATCTGGGCTTGCAACTGTAGTGGGCCACGCCACAATGGTGGCATATCTTCAGCATCCATCGCAGTTAGCTTGGCCTCTAGCACACCTGTACCCTCCAGGCGAATAGACTCCTGACCGACTACAAAGATGCCACGCTCAGGATCAGAGACCAGCTCCTCTCCATTGCCTGTGGCCGTACCATCTAAGCTACAGCTGATAGGCCAATCATCGTGAAAGTAAGCCTCCTCGTGGTTGTAGTCCAACTGACTACATCCCAGACGGTTAGCCGCCTCCATGAGAATGGTTGGCTCAAGCCTGTTACCCCATTCCATTGACTCATTGCTGATGTCAGGCGGTTGTTTGCCTTGAATCGCATCAATAGACATGATTAACTCATCATTGGCAGAGCGATACTTGCTCATACCTAGGATGGCTGGGAGCCGTGATGCTGAGAGCATCGTGTTTGGTGTAAGTTTACCGACCATTATTCTCTTTCTTCTGAATTTATAATTATTAAGGTATGTTGCAAGCTGTGGGCCAATCTAACAAAATGCTCTGAGTATTGTTCTGCAACTTCAAAGTTTTTAACTAAAGTGGCCTTGTGGATCTCTCTTATTAAACGATTTGATTCTGCAATTAACTCAGAGTATTCCATCATCTTTCCCCTAAATAGACGTATCGTGCGTAGTGTGATTCATCGTTCTTCTCATTGACAGTCTGAATGTTGTAACTATCTTTGAGTACGTAGATGTAATGCGCTAGGCGTGTGATGCCGTACTTCTGAATGGCATCCCAAGATGTAATGCTCTTACGCTTTTGCAAGTGAGCAAGGACTTGTTCTTTTTGTGTACGTGTTTTAGACATTTTTTCCCTCATTTCTAGCAGCAAGGTGACGATAAGTAGCCCACTTTTTTTGAATCTTTGGACTCTCGGATGGTGGTTCCCAACCCAAACGTTTAAGAGTTTCAAAAACGTTGGTTTTAGCAGCTGGGACATATTGCTTGTTGATGTTATCTAACTCCATTTAAGCTCCTATCGCAACGATGATTAAGAAAACGACAAGGCTTACCGTTGCCAAAACCTTATCAATTGCTGATTCTTCTGGTGCTTTGCACAAATCTTTTGCTGTGTAATCGTACTTATTCATTTATCAAAACTCCTTAAATATTTATTAACTAACTTCTCTCTCTTACGTCTGACCATGCTTTTGTAGGCATTGGGAAACAGCTTAATTAACCAATGACGAATCCACAAACCAGCCAATCCGATAATCATTAGGATTGCTACGCCTCCAACCACTAGGTAAGCAACGGCCAATGTGTACAAAATAAGTTCACGCATACTGCACCTTTCTCATTAATGTCCCAACCTGGGATGGATGCCATTGAGTGTTACCTCGTGGCGTTTTAAAGCCTCTTTGGCTCAATACCTGAGCTACTGAACGCAAGTCCATGCCAATAAACTCCTTGATTACTGGAGCCATCTGCATCACATAGCTATCAACACGGCTTTGGATAGCGTTTAAACCAGCCTTAGAGCCGTTCTGTGGAGCTGGGCTACCTAACTTAGTGCCACGAGCTTTAGCCATCTGTAGGGCTGATTTAGTGCGTTCTGATATCTTCTTTGCCTCCCACTCAGCGAATACTGCTGCCATTTGTAGGAATGTACGGTCAGCCTCAGGCATATCGGCAGCCACAAACTGCACATTTGACTCTAATAAACCTGAGATGAAGTGAACGTTACGAGCAAGACGATCCAGCTTGGCAATAACCAAAGTAGCTTTGTGCTTTTTAGCTAAAGCCAAGGCCTCTGCCAGCTGTGGGCGATTGTTCTTGCGACCAGACTCAATCTCTGTGAACTCAGCAACAAGTACTTGGTCTTTGATGAAAGCCTTAACGGCTGCTTGTTGAGCCTCAAGGCCAAGGCCTGACTGGCCCTGACGTTGAGTACTTACACGGTAGTAAGCTACAAACATATTAAGCCTCTACTTTCTGAACTGATACTTGATTGCGTGTATCTGTGTATTCAAAAAAGTAGTACTTAACCTGGTTGATTACTTGCGTAGCTTGCTCTGTCTTGCCCATTGCCATTAGCTCTTGAGCATCTGACAACATACCAGCTAAACGCATATTGATGTTGTATGCAGTTACGAATAATGAATCTACTGATTCTTCTGTACAACCTAACATCTGATTTACTTGGTTACTCATCTTTATTACTCCTCTTTCTGGGTAGTAAGCGATATCGCTTGAGATGAAGTATAAACACAATAGGTTGTGTTTGTATAGGTGTAAACCCTAGTTTTATTAAAATAATTTACAGGGCTTGCACAATATCTTGTGTTTTGTTATTGTTTGGACTGGGTGAAAGCGGATGCTGACGTAAAAATGTCCAGAACTAATATCGGCTGGTTTTCAGACGTAGCGAGTAGCCCAACCCTAATAATGGAGGATTTATGTCAGATTTAAAGCCATTCCTAGTAAGGCTTAGGCCAGACGTGGTGCAGCTGCTCATCAAGGCAGCCCAGGAGCAGAAAAAGCCTCAAGCAGCCATCATCAACCAGCTGCTACAGGATGGATTGTCAAAGCATAGCGACCTGGACAACAGAATCAACAGGCTTTTAGGATGATTCTATTAAACCTACCGTATGCACCATCAGTTAATACGTACTGGAGACGTGGCAAGTTCAGTACTTATCTATCTCCAAAAGGTAGGGAATACAAGGTGGCCGTGGCTGAGTATGTGGCTGCCAACAATGTGCCAAAGCTAGGAGATGCAAGATTGAAGATGACGTTAATTATTAGACCGAGGAGCAAGCGTATCTTTGATATTGATAACCTTGCTAAGTCGGTGCTGGACTCGCTCTGCGATGCTGGCGTGTATGACGATGACTCCCAGGTGGATGAGTTGCACATTATTCGTGGAGAGGCAATTAAAGGCGGCAAGATAGTCGTAACTATAGAGGTGATGAAGTGAGATATTTATCCGTGTGTAGTGGAGTAGAGGCGGCTACAGTAGCTTGGCATCCTTTGGGATGGGAGCCTGTAGCTTTTAGTGAAATAGAGAAGTTTCCAAGCGAGGTGTTAAAGCATCATTACCCTGATGTGCCTAACCTTGGAGACATGACTAAGTATAAGGAGTGGGATTTTGGTACAAATGGATTGGATTTACTCGTTGGAGGGACACCCTGTCAATCATTCTCAGTCGCTGGACTCAGAAAAGGAATTGAAGATCCAAGGGGAAACCTTGCCCTCGTCTATTGTGGGATTCTTGACAAGTTTAGACCCAAGTGGTTCGTTTGGGAAAACGTGCCAGGTGTCCTCAGTAGTGGCAAAGGAAGGGACTTTGGTTCCCTCCTCGGAGCGATGGCAGAACTCGGGTATAGTTGCGCCTACCGAGTGCTTGACGCTCAGTACTTTGGAGTACCCCAAAGACGTAAAAGAGTCTTTATTGTCGGACATCTTGGAGACTGGAGAAATCCAGCCAAAGTATTATTTGAGTCCGAGAGCTTGCTCAGGT